GGTTTAGGTTCTGGCTTTGGTATAATCACCTTAACCTTCTCTTTCTTTGGTTTAGGTTCTTTTTCTTCCTTTTTCTCAGCCTTGACCATTTCAGGTTTTCTTCCTGATATTACAAAGTCGCGCTTAAAGTCCGGCGTTAATTCCTCAATATCACGGCGCTGAATACCTTCAGACTTTACTTTTCCACCACGCGCCAGAAATTCCTCAACTTCTCTGGCTAACTGATCACTCAATGCATGGTTAATTAAACTGCTATTCATACTAATCATGGTTCACCTCACACACTTAAAAACCAAATAATTACATCGTAAAGAAAAATCGGCAGAACGATAAAAACCGTAATTACCGCATAGACAAAGACTAAAACAGAACAGGGTTTTATATATTTTTTAGCCCTGTTCAGTTCACTTAGATAAAACAACATAAACAGCATAATAAATATTGAAATTATCAAAGATGCAGCGAATAAACCCTCATAGCTAAACATCTTTATCCTTCTCTGGTAGGCGATGGTCTGCTTCGATTTCTGCATCGGTAGCGTGACTAACATAAGAATAAGGCTTATATTTATTAGACAAAATATAACTTGCGCTAAGATCATCACTTTCACACACTAATAGATTATCCGATATAGATTTAACTGTTAGTACATCATTGCTAGGATAATCTGTTATCTCTACAACCTTATCCCCAACCTCAAAAATATTGTGCTGGCGACGGTATTCTAGGAGGGCTGTTTTTAAATCAAGCACAAAAACATTAACGAAATTATCTGAGTTCTCAGAATAGTTTGGATAATATCTAAACATTAGTGCGTGATCGTATACATGAAATAATCGCTTCGAGTTCTCATACCCACACAGCTTTTCAATTAAGTCCATTAATCTTCTCCTTTACCATTTCATCACGCATTTGCAGAAGGTCGCGAAGGGTTACAGTTTCAAGATATTCATCCAGTCCTGATGGCTCGTGAATAAAGCCAGACATTCCACCCTTGAGATTACACCAGATATATTTAGGACTATCTGTAAACCATGCTTGCTTTTGATAACCCATACTTTCCAGCACTTCACAAACAGCAGTTAAATGCTTCTCGTCTATTATTGCGATTTTTAAATTCTTAAACACCTGGTCGCTCCTCTAGGCTTTCTTTCCAATCACCATTGAATGGGCTGCCTTTGATTAAAACTAAATACCCTTCTTCTGAGCTGTCTATCCAATTAATATTTAAGACAGGCTCAGGTTTTATTGTGTGCATTGAAATCCATCCATCTGAGTCGGTAGCAATCCACTTAACTTCATCTGGCACATTTGACCAATCATATTTAGGCATCCTCTAATTCCTTCTCTTTCGCTAGTTCATCTTGTGCTTGTTTGTCGCCTAGTGGCTGTAAATGCTCTTGACGATAAATCATTTCGTGACAAGGTGTTTTACCATCACGACCAACCAAGTCTTTGCTACAAACAACCCATGAGTTTGTCTTAATTTCACCATCCTCAAAATATGCCACTGGCATAAATTCAATTAACTCAACAGTGACACCTAAATTATGCGGGCTATTGTCATAGCCAATAATCAAAGCCAAACCACCTACTTGTAATCTGCTCATTTTTTACCACCTGTATAAACTGGTATTTGCTGGAAGTCGCAAGAGGCATAAGTGCCACCCCTTAATCTATCGTGTTTTTTAGCCTGACTTAAGCAGGTTCTTTGTGTTGCATAACTCAACTGATAAGTAGAGTTGCTACGACTATTTAATGCGGTATGCACCGTTAAAACCCACACTGTTACCCATGTAATCATTTCAAAACCTCCAGTAAAATGTTGTATTGGGCCATGAGTTGCTTTATTGCAGAGTTAATCACCTCATAAGTAAACTGGTCATTGGCTTTACAAAGTCGCTCCTGGTTTATCTGTATGCTTTGCTGAATTTCGTTTTTCATTGCTTCAATTTCTTGCTGGGTTTTCATTTTATATAGTCTCCAACTTCTGCTTGTTAGTAAGTGAAGCCGCTTATTTAGCAGCCCGTCGTTGTTCGCGATTAACTTGACGTTGCAGTAAATCTACCCATTCAGAAGCAGATTCATACAATTCGTCAAGCTTGGCAATAAGGCAATCATCTTGAGCTTCAGCCAGTTTAACAGCCAGCTCGTCTTGTTTACGGATAGCGTCATTTAATTGAATTTGTAACTTTTTAAACATAATCTAGTCCTCACTAATTTATACAAACTATATGCTTTAATATTAATTCAGTCAATACTGTTTTTTAATTTATCGCAATGAATGCACATCCAAGAATCATAAATCCAAGAATATTGATATTCGTGCTGACAGATTTCTTTAATTGACATTTTATATTCCTCTCATTACTCATTGGTTTTTAAAATTAAAAGTCATCTTGCCGTCTGATGTTTCCAAACTGACATATATCAAAAGCGGAAATTAACCGAGATTCACCTTTAGGTCCTTGCCGATTCTTTGCCACATTCGCAACAATCAGACCTAGAGTTTTTTCATCTGGATGTAAAAGAATGATCTTGTCTGCATCTTGTGAAATCTGTCCTGAACCACGTAAGTCCGACATGGTAATTCTTCTGCCTTGAGCCTCTTTCGTTAGCTGTGACAGAGCAATAACCGGAACCTTGAAGTCTTTGGCTATTCGTTTTAAGCCGGTGGAAACATTTGATATTTTTTCAAAGTTATCCTTTGCATTTTTATCTTCAACAAGCTGAAGGTAATCAACAATCACACAGCCAATTCTCCCATGCCGCTTAATTGTTCTCTGTATTTCAGACCTGATTTCACCAATGCTTATTGCTGCCTTGTCCACAATATCCAGCTTGTAGTTCGGGAAAACTGTTGCAGTAGTCTGAACCCATCGTTCGTAATCATCACTGTCCATTGTACCGTTCTGGATACGCTCTATTGGTATTCTGCACTCAGCACTAATAATCCGGTTGGTTATCTCGTAGTGTGCCATTTCGCATGAAAAGAAAATTGTAGGGGCATTATTCTTTTTCACTGCATTCAGAGCAATCATTTGTGCCAGTGTGGTTTTACCTCCACCAGGTGCTGCGGCAATAACACACAAATGTGATGGCTCAATGTCTCCTAGAGTCGCATCAAGATCACGTAAACCAGTATTCACACCATAAGCCGTCCCCCTGTTTTCTTTCTTGTGAGTCAGCTTATCGTGAATGACGCTCAGAGCTTCAGCAGCGCTTTCTGTTAAGCTGATGGTACTGTCACTCACAAAAACAGTTTCTAAGCCGCTAGCAAGCTCCTGTGCGATTCTAGGCATATCATCAATCATAGTGTTTCGTGATAGTTCTAAAATCTTGTTTCCTACCTCCTCAACCCTTCTGCATTCTTCCAGCTTTATCAGTTTTTCATGAAATCCGTTCACAGCACTAGGAGCTGCAAAGTTACTCATCATTTCCTTGAAATATTCCTCACCCCCGACCTTGTAATCAAGACCTAGTGTTTTTAGTTGATCAAGGACGATTTCATAATCATAAGGCTTTCCCTGAAATGCCAGTGATTCAATTACCTTGAATATCTCCTTGTGTCGGTCAGCATAGAAATGCTCAACCTTGGGTTTAACTTTCAAAAAGCTTAAACCGTTTTCATTGTCCATTAGAAAACATAGAACGTATTGTTCAAAGTTTATGGCATGCAGTGATGTAGTCATTAATATTCCACCAGTTCAATTTCGTATGTACTGTCTTGCTTCAGTTCCTTGGGTTCTGTCTGGTATTCAGATAGATCAATATTCGATAACCATGATTTCTTAAAGCCACTCCAAGATTTATCAACACAGATTTTCAGAACGGTTTCAGCATCAAGTCCAGAATCATTTACTTGTTTTACAAAACCATTGAAAGCAGTTTGGGTGTTTGATGCCTTCTTATTCCCTCTAACAATCAACCAATCATTTACTAAGTCTTCACTAGCCCCAAGTTTTAGTAATTCCTTCTTGAACTCAAATTTTTTAGGATGGTTATTTATATTTGTTTTTTTAAAGTTGTTTTCTTTGTTATTGTGTGTCGGATTTTCCGACAGCAACTTGTCGGATTTTCCGACAGCACTTGTCGGATTTTCCGCTAGCGGATTTTCCGACAGCATCTTTTCAGGAGGTAATGGCTGATCATTTAACTCGTAAAAAGAAGTCTTGTTTTCATAAGAAACGCGCTTAACTAAACCAAGCTCAACAAGCTTATTCACTCCTGTTAAAACTGCATCTTTACCATATCCGGTAAACTCCTCAAATTGAGACAAGCTGATATTGTCGCATTCTTTCTGCCAGCCTCTAGTTTTCCTCACAATGAAGATGTACATAGCTAATGGAGAACCTTTTAGCTCTACTAGGTACTTCTCATCAACCAATGAATTTGGAAGCTGAAAAGAATTTGGAATCCAATTACTCATAACCTTTCCTTATCTAAACTGACCACTGTCGCCAAAATACATGGGTAACGGCTCATTGCCTTTCTTTCTTTCGATATATGCATCCTGTATTTCCTCAATCTGGAATTCATCAGAGGATTGATCATAAAATCCTTTGACCTGCCCATACTGATTTACAAATTCTGGATATTCTTTTTCAAACCAGTTCATGAAGAACAAGGCATCTTTTGATATGTTATTCATTATAAAATCCTCACGATATGAACATCATTACCAATACGCCGACAGGTGTACTTTCTGTCAGTAACACCAATGTATTTAAGCCTGTGATTAATCAGGCTGACCATTGTTTTTGTGCTCTTATCCTCGGCTACGATAATGTCACCTACTGCCATCGCCATAATGTCGTATTTGACCGGCGCGCCTACTTTATTTTTCATATTGAACTCCATTGATGAATCATAAT